TCGTAGATTATAATATTCAAGACGTTAAGTTGCTAGTTAAACTTGAAGAAAAACTAAAATACACTGAACTTATTCGTATGCTAGCATACGTTGGCTTAACTACGTTTGAATCTGCAATGGGTACTTTGTCAGTTATTAACGGTGCAACAGCTGTAAGAGCTCGTTTTCGTAACCAGCGTATACCATCATTCATTAGAGATGAAGATGATGGTAGTAAGAACCCAGGTGCTTATGTCGGTGCACCATTAGGTGGCTTTCAAGAATGTATAATTTCATTTGACGCTAACTCACTATACCCAAACGTAATGATTAGTCTTAATATATCACCAGAAACAAAAGTAGGGGTGATAGAAGATAAGACTGATAAAGAGGTAACAGTAAGGCATGTAAGTGGTAAGACGTTTACATTACCAATTAGTAAGTTTGCTAAATTTGTTGAACAGGAACAAATTGCTATTAGTAAAGCTAATGTAATGTTTTCACAGAAGAAGAAAGGTGTGATGCCTGAAATTCTTGACTATTATTATAATAAAAGACAAGCAATTCGTAAAGATCTAAAGAAACTAAAGAAACAATACGCTGAAACAAAGCAAAAAGAAGATAAGTTGCTCATTGATCAACTTGATGCTAAGCAACTGTGCATTAAAGTTTTTATTAACTCTATATACGGCTATTTTGGTAATAAAAATGCACCGTTTGGTGATGATGATGTAGCTTCATCAATTACTTTAACAGGCCAGGCAGTTATCAAACAATCTAACGAGCTATTAAAATCATTCATTAAGAATGAAATTAACACTATTGACGATGAAGCGTTAAACAGATGTATCATATATAATGATACAGACTCAAGTTATGTTTCAATTAAACCCCTTTTTACCGACAAGGTGTTTAAAGTCAAAGACAAGTTAACAAAAGACGCATTAGATACAGTTGAAAAGATCGAAAAATATCTCAACACGCAAATTAAAGAGTGGGGCACTAAAGCTTTAAATTCAAAAGATTGTAGGTTTGTGTTTAAACGTGAAGCTATTGCTGATGCTGGTATCTTTTTACAGAAGAAACGCTACGTATTGCATATCTTAGATGATGAAGGTATCCCTTGTAATAAATTCAAATATACTGGCGTTGAAGTTGTGCGTAGTACAATGCCTAAAGCTGTTAAACCATATGTAAAAAAGATTATTGAAACAATGCTGTTGACACAGAACATTGGTGAAACTAATAAAGTGATAAATGAAACATATGATATTTTTAAGAAGCTAACTGAAGAAGACATTGCACTTGTATCTAGTATTAAAAGTTACGAGAAGTTTGCCGGTCAGTGTGATGAGTTTACTACAGCTAAAGGCATGCCATGTCATGCTAAAGCTGCATATTTTTATAACTTACTCCTTGATAGATTTAAACTAACAAACAAGTATGAAAAGATAAGCTCCGGTGATAAAGTACGGTATCTATATCTAAGACAGCCTAATAAGTTTAATATAAATGCTATAGGTTATAAGTTTTATTACCCACAAGAGTTTAAACAACAGTTTGAAATTGATTACGAAAAGATGTTTGAAAACCACATATTTTCAGTAGTTGAAAGGTTTTACGAAAAAGTAAATTGGACTGCACAAAAGCCTGGTAATTTGGTTGTTACGAACTTGTTTGAGTTACTTGCTTGATTTTAAAGTAAATTTTAATAAAATAGTATATGGACAACAATTACGTAACTATTATAGATTCGACAGGTAGAAATATTTTAGGTGTTCTCACTTATGAGGATCCAAACACATTAGGGCTTACAAATCCAGTTATGATTACCGTACAGCCACAAAACAATCAATTCCAAGTTCAGTTAATTCCTCTTTTCTTATCTGAATTTATTGCATATGACGACAATACAAAGAGAAACTTTACATACCTCTTTAATAAGTCAAATATTGCTATCGGTAAGGATTTCAGTATTGATGCAAGAATTATTACACAATACCAAAAGGTTATTGAAACGGCAAACACAGCTAAGTCAGCACCTGCATCAGATACTGCTGGTAAACCAGAAGTAATCAAGCTTTTTGAGGAATAATTTATGACAACAAAAAATCAATCATATTTAGACAACCCAGCCCTTTTCAAGAAAGGCCAAGCTGACGGTGTGCAGGGTACATGTACAATCTTAACAAAGATTGTTGATGGTACAGATCACGGCACAGGTAGGGTAGCAGACAAGAATCTTGAAAAGATTCGCCGCGTACTATTGCTGTGGAGAGACCATATTATCGAATCTAAGGATAAAAACCCAAAAGCGCTTAACGTTCTTCTTGAAACAAAGAAGATTATGGATATTAAGGTACCGTGATTAAAAATCACTTACCAAATAACATTTAAAAATAAATTATTCAAGCCACCTAGAAATAGGTGGCTTTTTTATTATAATGGTAACATGGATAAAGATATCAAAGAGGTTTTAGGGGAAATTGACAAGTTAAACCCATATGCATCATTCTTAAATGATGGTGCTCTTTCTACTGTTGACGGCTGGCTTGATACAGGATCAATGGTTTTAAACGGTATAGTATCAGGCTCACTTTACGGTGGTATACCAAAGAATAGATTAACTATGCTTGCCGGCCCATCTATGACAGGCAAGTCATTTATTGTGCAAAAGATTTTAGCAAATGCACAAAAGGATGGTCTTATTCCGATTATTTTTGATAGTGAAAATGCTATTGATAAGGATGGAGCCGCAGCATTAGGATTAGATCCGGAAAAGGTTAAGTATGTACCGACATTTAGCATTGAAGAATGCCGTAACCAGATTTACAGTCTTTTAACGAAAGCAAAGGAAAAAGGTCAGGTAGGTAAGTTTATTATTGCAATTGATTCCCTTGGTAATATGGAAAGCGAATTACAGATAAACAGAATGGAAAAGCAGAGTACATCTGCAGATATGGGTAGTAGAGCTAAAGCAGTAAAGTCTTTACTTAGAACTTGCACCCAGTTGGCAGCAGTTACCAAAACCACCATTCTTGTGACCAACCACATCTTTGATGACCCATCAGCTATGTTTCCATCGTTGGTAAAAGAAATGCCCGGTGGTAGGTCAACTGTTTACTTACCATCAGTTACTATTCAGCTTGCAAGAAAGCCAGTAAAAGAAGACAAAGATACTGATGCTAAGTTAGCTGTTGGACAAAAGAACTATTCCGGTGTTATACTTAGAGCTTTAACTGCAAAGAATCGGTTCGTTAAGCAATATCTTGAAGGTGAGATGTATTTGAGTTTTGAGAGTGGTTTAAACAAATATTATGGTTTACTTGAACTTGCTGTTGGCTTTGGGGTTATACAGCAAACAGGCAGTACGTATCAGTTACCAGACGGTACAAAACTTGGTTACTACTCAAAGTGGAAAAATGATCATGGTCTTTGGGATAAAACTATAATTCCAGGGATTGAAGAGAAGATTAAAGTTGAGTGGAAGTATGGTAATAATGCCGGTAAAGAAGATAAAATTCCGGACGAGGTAGAAGAATAATTTTACATGAATAAGATAACAGCAACAAGATATCACGATTTCTCTACAGGTCATCGCAACTTACCGGAACAAATGTAAAATTGGTTAAAGTTAATATAGAAGAAACACGTAAATGCAGTGTTGAAGTACAATAACATATGAGCAATAAATTAGTTTTATCACTTAGCGGTGGAATGGATTCATCTGTTTTACTACACATGGCTTGGGATAGAGGGTATGATGAGATACATACTCTCTCATTTGATTACGGCCAAAGACATAAGCGCGAACTCAATTGTGTAAGCTTGCAAATATCTGATTTGAAACGTAATGCTATTGGTAACTTAAATGTTACCCATAAAGTATTAGATGTAAGCTATATTAAAGATATTGCAAACAAATCATCATTAACCAACTTTAATATAGCAAATCCAAATATTAAGGAAATGGCAGGCGATGCTCAACCTGTATCTTATGTACCGTTCCGTAATATGATGTTTTTATCGATTGCAGCAGCATATGCTGAAACGCTAGAATGCAGTACAGTTTGGTACGGTGCAGCTCAAGCAGATT